ATGCGTGTCAACTTGCATCTAGTTATAATGGGGTAATGGTTGTTTCCGGATGCTACTTTCATGATTCAGTGAATTGTGTGTATTGTAACAGTTTAGGGCAACTAGTAGTCATAAATTGTGTCTTTGATACTTTCACAACAAATGGAATTTATTCTACAGAGGCATATTATCAAATTATCCAGAATAACACTTTCTATGGAGGTGGTTCTGCGCAAGGAACAGGCGTTAATATCGGTGGGGGATATTATTGTCTGCTTCTAAACAACATTTTAAAAAACCTTACTCTAGGAATGTCTGCTACAGCACTAGCCATATCTAACATAGAAGACTATAACGATTTTCACGGATGTACAACAAACCGCACAAACATTAATACTGGAGCGCATTCAATAACAACTGACCCTAGTATGACTGACCCCGCAAACGCGGATTTCAGTTTATCCGCTGGTAGCGGGGCTCTTAATACAGCGATGGACGCTTTTCTTAACATTTTATGAGGATACCAAATGAATATAGGTGCTTGGCAAAATAGTGGTTTAAATATAGGTGCTTGGCAGGATGATGTAGTATCAACAACACCATCTACGTCTCCCTCTACTAGTCCTTCAGCGACACCGTCAACGTCACCATCCGTATCTCCTTCTGCTAGTCCCTCAACGTCTCCTAGCATATCGCCGTCAGCCTCTCCCAGCGCTAGTCCTAGTCCCTCAGCTAGTCCCTCAGCTAGTCCATCTGCGTCACCAAGTGTGTCTCCGTCGGTTAGTCCATCAGTATCACCATCGACTAGTCCATCAGCATCTCCTTCACCATCAGCTACACCCAGTGCATCACCGTCAGGTTCGCCCTCCGCGTCTCCATCAGGCTCACCTAGTGCGAGCCCTAGTGCGAGCCCTAGTACGTCTCCTAGTGGTGGTGGTTCCACTCCGAGTGCTAGTCCGTCGGCCTCACTTTCAGCTTCACCAAGCGCTTCACCAAGCGCTTCACCTTCAGCATCACCGAGTCCGAGTGCTAGCCCAAGCGCGAGTCCGAGTGCGTCTCCTAGTGCGTCACCTTCAAGGAGCCCTAGTGCTTCTCCCAGTGCGTCTCCTAGCGTAAGCCCAAGCGTGTCTCCGAGTGTATCACCTTCAGCCTCTCCGAGTGCATCGCCGAGTCCGAGTGCGTCTCCTTCAAGGAGCCCGTCAGTGTCTCCGTCGGTGTCTCCCTCGGTTAGTCCTAGCGTGAGCCCGAGCAGATCACCATCGGTTTCACCTAGCGTGAGTCCTAGTGTGTCACCATCGGTTTCTCCTAGTGCTAGTCTCAGCGGGTCGCCGTCAGGCTCACCCAGCACCAGCCCAAGCGGGGCAGCAGCAGCTAACAACACATATATAGTATTCCAAAACAATCGACTCGAAGTCTGGGTAGACGGCACCGAAGTAGCCCGTTTTAATAGCGACGGAACGTTACATCTTAACGCAACCATCAGCGAGAACGTTTTTTAGGGAGGTACAAGGGAGGTACAATGGAAACAACAACATGGCAGCTTTTAGCGCAGTTTGGATTGGCTGGTATCATCTTTGGTGGGTTCTTATGCGTCTTGCGCTGGGTATTCACAATCAACGGGAAGCTATTACAAGATATGGCCAGTGAGCGTGCGGAAGCACACATTATATATCATGGGTTCATTAACCAGATAGAAACCATGAACCGCGCGAGCCAAGAATTTCAAAACCGTGTGCACCAAGACCACGACCACAACCGGGACGAACACAAAGAGCTGTTACAAGCAATACAAAGAGTGCACACCCAAACAAAGGAGTAACCAATGGCATACGATGGAATAACATGGAACGAGGCAGGCATAGATAACAACACACAAGCCAGCTTGATAGATGACCACATGAGAGACTTAATGAAAGCTGTGCGCTCCCGGATGGCGCAGGAGCACGTATTCCCTGCCTCTCAGACAGGAACAAACGAAGCTGGCTGGCATACTTTTATTACGATGTCTGCTCAGACTAGTACACCCAGCCTTGTGTATGGCACATCCACCCAAGAAGGTTGTGTTTTCATAGACGCTAATAACCATTTAACGTTTGAAGCGTCAGCAGGGACAACTTATATTATCTGTCGTTCGGGTGCAGGTATAGCATTAGCTGCTGGCACCGGTACGTTAGGGGCTATCCCATACATTACTAGTGGAGGGGGCACAGTACTACTTGCCCCTGCTACAAGTGGGTATATGTTAGTAACAGCTAGTAATACAGGAGCCCCTGTGTGGCAAGCGTTTTCTAGCATGAACGTGGCTAGAGGTGTTGTAAATAATGGCGGTATAATACCCCTTACAGCAGGCTACTCTTCTGCAAGCGCAGTATGTTTTGTGTCTGTAAACAATATAGGAACCTCTTCCGGAGGAGACGGAGACAACATTGAATACTTACAATGCGCTGTAGACGCTAATCGACAAGTCACATGTCGCGCCTATATTCGCAACGGCTTTTATGTAACAGGAACAGCTAACTATATGATAGTATGTACTAGATAGGAGAATTTATGGCTAAACGTAGACAAATCATAGAAATATTCGCTCCGACGCTTGGTATCAAGTCTAACACTCCTACTACCATAATGGACCCGCGAGCGCAGCCATACGGCTTAAACGACAAGATGCTTTATGGTGTCAACCAAAAAGAGTATGGGACAGCGTTGTACACGACAACCCTACCAACCCTCTCAGGTCCTTGTATCGCCTTGTACGAAGCTAAATACGCAGCTGGTACGGTGCTTCAAGCTTTCTCACATACAGGAGTGTACAAACTAGCTTCCAGCACTTGGAGCAACGACGGACAAGTCTTTACGGGTTCTGCTGACGTAGCCCATTGGTCAGGGCTCATGTACAGCGAAAAATTCGTATACAACAATGGTGTAGACCACATGCAGGTGAAGGCTAGCGTCTCCGTTACCGGTACCGCTATGGCTGCCTGTCTCAGCCCAACAACACACAAAGCCTGGGCCCTAGCAGCCTTACGTGAGCACTTATGCTTGTACCATACTATAGAAGGCGGTACAGAACATCCTAACCGTGTACGCTGGTCACAGAAAGGCGCTATCACAGCTACGTGCATGACCGGAGGAACCTCAGGTTACCTAGACATAGAAGACGTCGAGGGAGAAATCCAGGCAGCTGCTCCTCTCGGAGCCTCTAATGCTATCTACTCAAATGAGAGTATTCACGTACAATACTGGGTGGGTGGCACGGAAATTTATCGCGTGCAGAAAACCGTTAGCGGCATTGGCACTCCTTCTCGACGAGGAGTCGCTGTTTGGAAAGACGTTAACTACTTCCTTAGCAGCTACAACTTCCACGCGTACCACGGCGGTGACGACCTCCGTGACATTGGGGACCCAATCCAGCAAGCAGCCTTTGGTGAGATTAACAACTCCGCGTTGGCTACAGCTTTTGTTGAGGTCGACCCTGAGTCGGAAGAAGTCCTCTTTCACGTCCCGACGACAGGCACGAACCCTGACACTGTCTGGGTGTACGCTATCAACAACGACAGCTGGTCTAAGCTGTCGCGAGCGTACAAATCTTCCGGACGTTACGCACGCGCAGACGGCTTGACAATCGGTGAGCTCGTCGGAGATATTGGCGCGCAGACATGGAAGTTTGGTGAGTACCAAGCTAAGCCGGGAGCGGTGGTGCGTTTGTACGGAGACGTCTCCGGGTACGTCACAAGATATGACCGGACAAGATTTAGCGTGCACAGCGGAGGTGCCAATGTGCCGCAGGCTTTTATTTATGAGACACCCGACCTGACAGGGGCTAACCAAACTGACCCAGCGTCGGGGGATAAGGTAGATTTCACAAGTTACGTCAAACGTTGGACACAGTTCCACGTTGACTTACAAGGCGTCGGCAACGCAAACGTTTTTTACTCGACGGATAAGGGAGGCAACTTTACCTTGATGAAAGGCAGTCCTTTAGTGTTAACAGCAACAGGGCAGAGCCGCACGTTAGATATAGACCGCGCGAGTGCGTGCATCAGGTTTAGGATAACGAATACCGGTACGTACGAATACGCTGGCGTCGTGTACGCCGCGGTTGAGTTCATACCACAAGGAGAATACTAATGGGAATAGAGTTACCACAACCATCTAACATATTCCTCCCGGAGGTCCCTTCCGGCCTAGCGGAGAATGTAGTATTGTATGATTACTTACAGCGACTTACAAAGACTTTAGAGGCGTCGTTTAGAGGGTACTTTGATAACGACGAGTTAACAGCGACGACGATTAATTCAGGTATAAGCGGCACATTCACTATTTCGTCCGGAGGCAGTATTATTGTGACGAGTGGTATAGTGATTAACGTTACGAGTTAAGGAGGAGTGTAATGGGAGCAAACTTATGGAGCCTCAACCCGAAAGACTGGACAGAGGACGACGTTAGTTCCTACGGGTCCCTAAACCCTGAGCAGTTAGCGCTGACCAAAGCTTTGGGTCCGCGACTACAAGCTCTAGCGTCGGGTCCCGAATATTACGGGGGGCAGCTTACAGAGCCTATCTCAACAGCTGAGACGGCTAACGTAGAACGCTTTAACGCGTTATCCCAAAGCGGGTATGATACGTTATCCCGTCTAGGAACCTACGACCCTGCTGCGTTCAACAACCAGTTCAGGGAAGAAGTGGCAAGCCCTGCGTACTCTAACTTCAGGCAGTTTGAGCAGCCTATTTTAGAGGAGGCTGTGCCTTACTCAGGCTCGGCTCGTGCTCAGACAGTTGGAGACGCTGTAACGCAGTTGCGTAACCAGCTTTTGACGACACAATTCAGCGCACGTGAAGCCCAGAAAGACCGGGCGCTGGGAGCGACACAGGCTATGCCGGGTTACGCGTCAGGCACAGCACAGGTACTCTCGATCCCCAGAGAAATAAAGCAGGCTGGGTTGGACAGGCAGTATACTGAGTATACACAAGCCAATGCCCGAAACCGAGAAGACATTCAAAGAGCACTGAACTTTCTAGGTATATCTACAGTAACCAGAACGGAAGACGCATTGTTAGAGCGTCTTCTAGCTGCACTGGCAGCTGGAGCTAAAACAGCAACCGCAGCCGCAGGCGCTTAAGGAGGAGGTACAATGCCACAAGTACAAGTATTAAATAGGACAGCAGACCCAGTAGCGCAGCAAATGAGCCAATTTGGTTCTGACATGGCTGGGATACTACAAAAGAAACAAGAGCTTGCGCAGAACAAGTCTAAGCTGGACATAGCAATCAAGCAACTAGACTTCGACGCTAAGAATACAGACAATCTTAACAACCAAAACAAGCTCGCTGCACAAAAACAGTTTTTAGAGTACGCTAAGTTCCTTGAGGAGAAACAGATCTCGCCAGAGCTTAAGATGCCAGCGCTTAAAAAGGTTGCAGAGAGCTTAGGGCTTGACCTTTTTGCTGATGGTTTAGCTCCCCTCGGACAAGCTATGTCAATGGGAGAGGACATCGAAGGTAAAGCTAAGAAGGAGTCTAAGGGCAACGTGTCTGGTATGTTAGAAGCTATGCAAGACGTGGATGGTTGGGGAGGAGCTGGTGAGGCTGGTGGCGCGCAGGGAAGCATGCTCCCAACAAGCATCAACGTTGGCGGCATGACAATGGAAAACCCTCAAGCCAAAGCCCAGCTAGCTGCAATGGAAACTACCGCACGGGAACGAGCTAAAGTCAGTGAGGAAATACGCCCAATCAAAGCTTCTATAGACGCCTACACGACTCAGTTTGGACGGGCTATTGGTGAGATGGGTGGGCTAGGCACAACAGCTCTTGGCGCCTGGTCTAAAGGCTCTTACAAAGCTGCTGAGGCTAAGGTAGGAAGCCTACCTGAGATTCAAGCCTTTGAGCAGTTAAAAGGGCCGGTCTCTTTACAATTCGCCGCTTTCTTAAACAGGGGGCGTCCAACGGAACCTGACAGGCAAGCCGCTGAGAAAGTCCTTGAGAACATACGCTATCCTAAACGCACAAACGAAGCCCTACAACGCTTCCGGGAAGCTATGTTAAGCTCTTACGTAACAGGTTCTATAGGACAGGGTAACGAATATGTTAAAGGTATGGGTCGCTACCTTGTAGACAAGGCAGAGTCCTTTGTAAAAGAAGCGCAAAAGAACGGCTTAAGCGAGGAAGCAATTAACCAAGTACTCGATGAGTACTATCAAACATTGGGGTACTAACATGGCTAAAACCTTAGAAGAGTTAAAAGCGGAATTGTTCGCGGGGACTCCGACGGCGCAAACAGCTGCCACCCCTGCCCCCAATGACGAGATTCTTAAAGCGCGTGAGATTTTACGGGAGGTTACTGGCTCAGGTTCAGTAAAGAGTAAGCCAACCACGCTCCAAGAACGAGTCCAGCAAGGACAGGGCCAAGCTGAACAACTCAAGTCCAAGCGAGTCGACCAGTGGGCTACTATACCGGAGTACATTAACACGGTAGCCGAACAGTATAAAGATATGTCTCCAGAACAGCTTATACGCGCCGTAGTGTTAGGCTCTCCTGGACGCGCAGCTATTGGTTTGGGCCTTCGTGCTTTAGGTGGGTTTAGTCAGCGTGTTGAGGGGGCTGGAGCAAGCCAGATAGAGGCTTTCCAAGAAGGGAAAGGGGGTTATGGTAAGGCTTTTAAAGAAGCGGTAACGGGTAAGAACCTAGCTGAGTACGGAGATGCTTTCCGTCGGGCAGGATACAACGAGACAGCTGCACAGATGCTAGGCTTAGGTATGTCTAGTGTGCTAGACGTAGGAACCGCTGGTAAGTTCGTTGGTAAAGCGGCTCGTAAGCTCACAACCGCTGTCGCGGGTAAGACTGTAACAACCGCTGCGACGGCTACTAGTAAGACCGCTATGCGCCTGTTTCATCGCACAAGTAAACCGTTAACAGATTTTGTGCATGATACAAAGTTCGCTTTTACGCATCCTAAGTACAGCGCCCCAGAAGCGGCACAGAACATCGTAAACGCTATTGATGAACAAATCACAAGTATAGGTAAGCACGCTGGGTCCCTCTACGACAACATCAAGGACTCTGGCGTCGCTAGCGCAACCGGCTTTACTAAACACAAACAAGTAGCTGAGGCTATCTGGGATGTTTTGGACAACGAATCAGAGCTTGGAGCTTCTAATTCGTACGCTAAAGCAATAGGAGAAAAGTTCTTTAAGAAGGCTATCGCTCCGGAGAAGATGGGAGGCGAGTTGGACAACGTAGCCCAAGTGTTACGGGAGCTAGCCCCTTTAAAGGACATGGCTAAGAAGAGCGCTACCGCGCGTGTAGCTTTTCGAAACATCAGTGACATCGTCACAACAGAGTTTGAGCCTTTAGCCGAAGCCAACAGCGCCTGGAAGAACTATAGTATCATGGATGACCTTTTTGACAGGTTAGCAGGAAAGAAGATTCGCGGAGTCGACGGTTATTTCCGCACCGGCGTAGACAAGATGGGGAAATATTGGACTAACGGCTCTGAACAAGTACTAGCAAAAGAACTCCAAAAAGCTTTTCGCGTGACAGGAAACCCATTTCCGCTTGAGGATGTGTTAAAGAACCTTTCCGCTGCGCAGACGTTTTCAGCAATCCCGCCGTCCCTTAAGCCTTTAATTATCGGTGGCTACATCCGGGCTATCCTAAACGCGCCAGCTAGCGTAGCCACAAGCGTGTTACAAGGACTCTCTTTAGGAGCAGCTTCTCCATTCGCTTTAGGTAAAATGGGTAGGGGGGCTGTCGTAGGCTCGGCAAAACTACGGGCGTTGGGTAAGGTAGCAGAACCTTTCATGGGAGCCGCTGACTACGGTATACAAAGACAACTAACAGGAAGGAGCGAGTAATGAAATTTAGTATAATCAGCGATACGGGATATGGATTGGGGGTAGCGACGCACTTAAGTGCAGAAGGACATAACGTGTGGTTACACTTAAATACCCCGGGTACGTTAGGAGCAGGCATTGTCAGGACAGAGAGCGCTAATGCCCCCGACGGGAGCGTTGACATCACAATCTTTGACAGCGACTCTTTCGGCCACTGGGCGGATGAGGAGCGTAAGGCTGGCAAGCGTGTCATAGGAGCCTCCCACTGGGCAGAGATATTGGAGAAGGACCCTGAGTACGCAGCCTCTGTCATCAAAGCAATAGGTTGGGACACAGACAGCGTTAAACAAGGGACCAGCGTATGTGTTACGGCTTGGTTCAATGGAGCACATTACATAGCTACATATACGTCCCTAGTATACCGTAGGCTTATGAGCAACGGCTGCGGGCCGGACGTTAACATATCAGGTACAGCGGGAAACTTCGCACCTGTGACGGAGCGTATACGCAACGAGATCTTGAAACCACTAGAACCCATCTTACGGCATACTAACCACCGGGGGTGCTGCCACGTGCAGCTTCTCGTTGAAAAAGACCGGTATTCTGTGACGGGGTTGACCGCTTCGTTTAACACGCCGCTCGCGCTGCTCCTGCTCGAGAACAGCCGCGCATCCATAGCGGACATACTCTTACGCTTATTTGATGAAAGCAGCAAACCTGTACAATTCTTAGAAGCATGGGCTGTAGCTATCTTGGTATCAGTACCACCGTATCCGTATGGAATCACGGCGCATGAGTACGCTCTAAGCGGACTGGAGCCGCAAGCACTCAAGCACGTCTGGCTTATCGACGCTAAACACACTGCGTCTGGCTATGCTACTGCGGGAGCGCATGGTAAGGTAGGCTTTGTTACCGCACGCGGAGGCTACTTACAAGAGGCTGTTAAGAGAGCGTATCGTACCGTCGGGAACCTTAAGGTACCTGACTTACAGTACAGGGATGACATTGGAAGGGCTTTGACTACGCGTATCCAGGAGCTTAAAGAGAACGCGTGGATATAATAACAACCCAAAACAGGGAGGTAAGAGATGGACATAGTAACCCAATCGTACACTTGGATTATGACGCACTTAGGGGATATCACGGACGCTATAGCATACCTATGTTTATTCGCTAGCATCATTGTTAAGCTAACCCCGACGCTGAAAGACGATGACTTCTTTAAGCCTATCATCAAGTTCATAGGAAAGTATATAGCGCTTAATAAGTATGGGCCAACAAAATGACAACACCTATCACGTCCATAGCTGAAGCCGTCAAAGCCGGAGCCGTCCTCTGGAACGAGTGGCTTGTGTCGAGGGACAAACGACATATGCAAGCGGCTATTGAGGCGGGAGAAAAGTATATACAAACTAACGAGGACAAGACTTTAATCCAACCCCGTAAGGAGCAGCTTTTAGCGCATTACAAAAAACGGTTCTTCGCGTACAACTAACCCCCAGGGAGCTTCTCTGTGGGGCTCCCTCTTACCAACTATTTTACATTGGGGGTTGACAAAGCGTTGTTTGTATGATATACTTTGCAATAGGAGCGGGGTGATATAGGGGGGAGGATGAAGACAATCGGCATTAGGTACAACAAAACGTGGGAACGCTGGGTGTTAGTCAACCCAGTCACCGGCTCAAACATGTTCGAGTTGCCTGACTGTCAGAACTTCAGGGACGTATTCCCAGACGCTAACAAAGAAGCATTAAACATATACGAGGTTAAAACCACAAAAAAGGGGGAGCGAAATGGACAAGCTTAACATGGAAGTCAAGATGGTAGTCACAGGTAAGGAAGGCTTTGAGACAGTCGTCAAGTGGCAGGGAACAACGAAGGAGACTGTTGTAGCGGTACAGAACAAGATCATGCAAGCTTTACAATCTTTAAATGAGGAATCGTTACGTTAGACTTTTCTTTGGCTGGGGGTGGGTTGAGCCCGCTCCCTCCCATTTCTTCATCTCCTCCCAATTATAACCAACCTTAAAGTCAACAGGTATCGTAAGGAACCTGCCGTTAATCTCTACCGGGACACTCATACACTCGCGCAGCGTCCGTATGGTGCGCTCTACAACCTCAGGGTTATCCTCGCACTGTACTAACACAGAGTCATGAACCTGTAGTAAGAGCTCCACACCCTTGCTGTGTAAGCACACCAACGCCTTGTTAACAATATCAGCTACCGTTGACTGCGGGATAAAAGCTAACCCTTCCTTCCACACACTCTCTCCCCAACGGTTGAAAAATATCCTCCTCCTGCCTAACGGTGTCGTAAGTACCCTCGAACTCCTCAGCTTACTCTGAATAGCCATATGCCATACCTTAATCCTAGGGTACGTAGCAAAGTACTGGTTAAGCAGCTTCTTAGCCTCAGCCTCACTAATCCCAGCCGTCTTAGCAAAAGTTCTTGGCCCCATCCCGTAATTCGAAGCGTGTATAACTCTCTTCGCAAGTTGTCGTTCTTCCGCCGTTACCTCCTCCTCACCCTTCCTGAAGACCACCGCAGCGTTTCGTCTATGTATGTCTCCACCATCCTCGAAAATTCTGATAAGCCTTTCCTCGCCTGCCAAGTATGCCACGACACGCGCCTCAGCTTGAGAGAGGTCCGCGTTAATAAAGACTTTGCCATCGTCTGGTAGAAAAAGCTCTTTAACCACTCCTGCGGGTATGTTTTGTAAATTAGTTCCAGTTCCCCTGCTAGTAGCCCTGCTTGACAACCGACCTGTCTCAGTTCCCGTAATAAGGTACGAACACCTAATGCGCTTGTCCTCGTCGAGCTTGACCCCAAGGTAGGTAGTGTATATTTTAGTGAGTTGACGGATTTCAAGTATGATCCGCAAGGCGTCATTCCCCGTCTGGGCGTAAAGCTCTTCGAGCGCTTCTTCATCCGCCGTGAGCGTTTCAACCTCGTCATCCCTTTTCTTGTACTTCTTAGGTAGTTTGAGTTCTCCATATAACCACTCCGTCATTTGTTTGTTAGACGCTGTGTTAAGCTCATGGCCGACCGCTGCCTCCAACTCCTTACGCAGCTGCTCAAGCTTAACCCTGTACTCTGCCCTAACCCTGTTCTTCTTCTCCCCGTCAAACCTGACTCCTCTCTTCTGCATACACAGTAACGGCTCAATGAGGGGGTGTACGTACTCATCATAAAAGCACCTCAGCCCACTATCCTCAAGCTCAGCCTCCAACTGCCTAGCAATATCGTACGTCAGGCTAGCATCAGTAGCGTTATACCTCCAGTAAGTATCCATGTCACCAGTCTTCCTCTTGTACTTGTAATACGGATGCCTTGTGTACACAGACGTGAGGTAGTCCAATCCCTTAGGTAACTCTGGGTATAAGACGTGAAAGGCAAGCATGGTATCCAAGTGCAACTTGGGCTTAATTCCGACAGTGTGCTCGAGGTACTCCATGTCATAACTCCCGTTATGCGCGACCTTCTTGGGCTCGTCGGACTCCAATAATTCTCGTAAGGCTCCCCAGATGGCACTCTCCTTGTCTGCGCTCCACAAGCTCCCTGACGCCCCAAACCAAAAGGGAATACATACTGCCCGTCCGAGAGCATAGGATAACCCGATGCAGGTAATCTGCTCACTCTCGACCTCGATGTCGAAGGCGCACCACTCCGCTTTCCTAGCTTCTTCAATCTCATGCAACACCTCCTCAAAGGTAGGGTTTATAATGAGCGTATGCTCATATCTCTTAAACTCCGGGCTAACCGACTCCTCGACAACCTTCTTAAAATCCGACACACTCGCCGGCCTAAACTGCCACTGCCTTAAGATGGCTGCTGGGTGCACCGTAGGAATAACCTTCCCCAGCGGCGTCTCCAGCACACTCCCTCTCCACAGCATAATCCCATCCAGCCCCGTAAGAGCCTTAAGAGCCTCAGCTCCCATAGCTACTACCACATTCGGCTGGCACGACACAACCTCATTCTTAAGCCGTTCATACGCCTCCAACAGCTCTGCCGTGGGCTGCTTCTTCGTTCCAACCTTCTCATAAAACACCCCGAAGTTGTTACCCGCAGGCCTCCGTTGCACGACGTTAGTAATCCTTACCTGCGCCCGGCAAAGCCCGACCTCTTGCAGTATCCCATCCAGTACCTTCCCAGCCATCCCACAGAAAGGCTTGCCTTGTTTTTCTTCGGTAGCCCCGGGGCACTCCCCGACGAGCATAATCTGTGCGTGTTCTGGTCCCTCAGCTTGTACTATCGTATGCTCCATCATACCACCACATCCGAACTAAACTGGTGTGCTATCACATTACCTATGAGAGCCACACTAGAATCTGCCCCACAAATAGGGCAGTCGATTAACACATTCCCGTCTATGTTCTGGAACCTGGCAACCTCTTTGTCATGTCCAATGCCTTTAAAAGCTTTAGTAAAATCCTCCCCCTTCATCTTGTCATAAATGTCCGCCACGCGCTGGTACACAACCTGCTTACACGTACCACACGCACAGTCAGCCCCTGCCTTAGCTACCACCTTAGGTGGAGCGGGCGGGGCTGGCGGACTGGGAGGAGTAGGCGGAGCTGGTAACTCACGCTCTTGGGAACGTGATTGGTCTTTATCGGTTGGCACCGTGGTAGGGCCTAGTGCTACCAGCTCCACTATCTTACTAGCAGCTAGAATAGCATCGCTCTTAGACAACCCCTGTGAGTTGATAATGTTAGCGCACGTCTTAGCTAAGTATTCTATTGCTGGGTTCATGTTTAAGCCTCCGGTAAAAGATACCTTTGTACCCGATTAACTAACTCCCCGTTGTACTCCTCAGTCCCTACCTTCACAGACAGCTCACATCCCACCAACTCTTCCGAGTCAGTAAGCTGTCCCCAAGACTTCCCACAAGCTTCCACAAGCGACCTAAGCTTGCCTTGTTTAGCTGGGTCAGAAACTACAAGCGAGCTATCCAGCAGTGTCCCTGGATTCCTAGCTATACTACCATCCAGCTTCGTGCACGCTGTCGGGTCTAAGTGCTCAAGTCTTACTCTCCAGCACGTATTTCCTGTCTTTGACTGGAACTCAGTCACTTCTATGATACGCACCCGGTACACACCCGGTGAAATCGTATCAAAAGCTAGGTTAGTTTCTGCTTCTGGGTTTGGTTTAAATGTTGGCATTTTATCCTCCTGTTTGGTTGTTTTATAAACTTATTACTTTGGTCAACCCCTCAAAACTCGGGTTCTCTATCGACGCTGGCATCTTGTTAGCTATCGAGCTCGGAAGCCTAATCTTAGCCTTCTGTCTCCGGTCTCCTACAGTTAACAGCCTGTACACCTTATTCCCTGTGTTAGGGTTCTTGTCTACAGTCATGTACAAGACCGCGTCAAACCACGCTCCGATCTCATTCTTGATAGACCCTACCATCGACGGTACGAAGAACACTTCCCCCGTAATGTCATCCTTAGTAGTCTCTAAGAGCGCTGTAGACACCACATACTCAGCCAGCATAACACTCTGGTTGACTATATCCTGTATCTTAGACCGTACACTCCCATACACAGCATACCCACCTGGCTTATCCACGTTGTTATTAATCCTCTGTTCATGGTCGAACAAGAACGTACTTAAGAACGTAAGCCCATCAATAGCTATAGTCTTATACGCCTCTTCCTTACCATCCGGCCACTTGTACTTCAAGCCCTTCTTGAGCGCGTCAAACTTCTGTTTGAAGTCTGAGTACGCATGAGGCTTGTACCTATCCTCATCCATACACACACCCACGCTAATCCCAGGCTCACCCGCCAGTGTAAGATACCCCTTGTCAAAGCTGAATAAGTAAATCGGCTTCGGCATACTTCCTATGAAATGGGTCTTCCCAGTTCCCTCATTCCCTATGAGAAGTATCTTTCTTACATCCGGTTTCACCTGACTTAAGTCTAACTCTTGCATTGCCTTTCCTCCTTTCCTTGTTTTGTAATCTCTTTGGAACAACACTTACATATGTACCCAGTACTACTACCCATACGTTGTACTGGTCTATGCTCTCCATCATGTGAACCCTTACACCTACGCAACTCCCTCCTCCTTCACAAGCGCTACATACCTCCCTTGTGCTATGTAATAATCCGTTCCCTCAAAAGTAATCTTAGCCACAGCCAGCTTACCCTCCAGTACCACCACATCCCCGTGCCTAACCG